GCAGGTATATGAGGAGATGGACCAATATAAGAAGCTGCGCAATCCGTACATAGTTCCTGATGGTCGAGCTCTTAAGCATTTTTGTGACTATATGGCTCAAGTGGACAAACTAGAGACTAAAGATAATATCGTTGAATCTGGCAAGGATCTCACTGGTAAATCCGCTGCCCAAATTGGTCATAAGGTTAAAGTTAAGTTCAAGAAGAATCGTTGTAGTGCTCCTTATCGAGTTGCGCAATTCACGTTGGATTATGAACATGGCATTGTGGACAGGGAGATTGAGATCTTCGATTTAGCTAAATCAATTGGAGTGATTTATCATCCTATTAATCCTGAAACAGGCAAGCCAAATAACATGTTTTGGAAATTCGCTGAACATGGGCAAATTAAAGGTGAAGAGAGCATGAAAGATTGGGTTGTTAGTTCTAAAACTATCCAAGCAGAAATCATGATTGCTTGTCATCAGCACAAAGATGCTCCAGTGCAATTAGACGCGACTGGAACAGTTATCGATGAGCTTAGTGATATTGATCTTGATGCAGAAACCAATCTAAATATCGAGGATTAATTATGAAGGTGCTTTTTATCGGCGATTGCCATCTTCGAATCAACAAATTCACGTTAGCCACTTCTTTTTTGAAGTGGCTAAATAAATTTATTGAAGAGCAAAAACCGGACCTTGTTGTTAACTTAGGCGACGCATTTGATACTCACGCTATTATTCGTTCTGAAGTACTTAATGAACTAATGAACCATGTTTATCATGTGGTTGGTCTCGGTATTCCGTATATTTACTTAAAGGGTAATCACGATCAGTATTCTCCTAAAGATTCTAAATACCATACCCTTCTCCCTTTTAAGGGAAGGATTCACAATCTACACGTGATAGACGCGACGGAGGATCTGTTTGGGATGACGTTTGTCCCGTATCTTGCAGATGGAAATGTCTTCCCAAAGACTACACTTCCAATCTGTATTGCACACCAGACCTTCCTTGGTGCCGATTACGGTCCTATTAATGCTCTTGAAGGAGTTGATGCAGAAACTATTAGTGCAGAAATAATTATTTCTGGTCACATTCATAAGAAACATAACTTAGGCAAAGTTGTTTATGTAGGTTCGCCTTATAGCCAGGAGGCATCCGATGTCAACCAAATTAAAGGTATTAGTACCTTCGACACAAATACGTTTGAATTTTCTTTCACTCAGACACCTCTGCCTACATGGAAAACCTGCGAACTTACGCTTGGCAGCGGAAATACGCTTGACGAAGTTCATAATTCTCTTGCGCGAACTACATCTGACAAGACTAACCATTATGTGGTCAGACTCACAGGAACTAAAGCTGAAGTAGTCGCTTATGTTGAATCCACTAGATATTTGAAATTAGTAAAAGATCTAAGTATAAGACTTAAGACGGTGTTTACGGATAAAGAACGCAAGAAGGTTTCTATCAATGCAGTATCAATGGAACAGATTGTTTCTGAGTTTGTTAGTAAGGTTTATAGTGGAAGTTTAGATAAAGATAAATTGTTGCAGAAAGCTAAAGAAATTCTTAAACAAGTGAAGTCCCAGTCGGCCTGATATAATAGTTAAGTAGTTGGAAAAGTTATGGAAACTTCTGAAATTGAAAAAAACTTAGATTCAGATCGTTGGCTTCTAAACAACGGATTGGTATCTGATAATGTAAAAAATCAGTTGTTCTTCTGTGGCTCGATCGTTCATAAAGACGTTCAGGCAGTTGAGTTGAAGATTCGACCGGAAACTAGATTAGTAGATTATATAATCTATATTCCTCCTGGACTGATCAAGAAGATCGCCAAATACAATCAATTGTCTGTGGCTAAGTCAGTGTTTGGTATGTGGAGATTTAAGCGACTTTTAAAAAAAGAAGGATGTCTTGATTTTCAGAAAGTTCTTAATTCGTTTGTAATAGACTATTGTGGTCCTAAATGGGCCGCAAAAGCAAGCATTCTCAGCTCAGATTTGTATGTGGACAGTCTTGAGGTTGAAAATGAAGACAGTAAAGATGGTGAACTTAATAAGTCATCTGACAACGGATAAAGACGAGCAACAAGAACTCTGGGTACGCTATTTAGAGAACAGCGACGCGTCTATACTGTCTGAATATCTAGTACAAATTCGTGAACAGTACAGTGAAGAGCAACTACTCCAAGTCACTGTTTGGCATCACCTAGAGAACCCATCTGACTTTAACTTACAGTGGTTGTTCGATCATTTTACCGATCTTGAACAATCAGTAATTCAATTACTCATCTTAGGCGTCGAGTTGCAAACTATTGGTTGTATAAAGAACATAGGTTTGATGCGTTTGCGTCATGTTGTTTCTATTATTCGCGAAAATAAGGCATGGGAAGAACTAAATGAGTTTAAAGACTAACTTAACTGATGAAGAGCGTTACGGTCTCTCTGAAGAGGAAATAAAGCTTGCGACGAGATGGCTTCGCGCGCATAAAACCCGTGGTGCGGTTCCTGATCTTGAGGCTGCAAAATTATTTGAACTTTTTCTTCTAGGTGAACCTATAGTTAAATTAGCGCAGAATTTTCCCCAATATCCACTTGGCCAAATTGCGTTTACTGCGGCTTATAAGTGCTGGCCAGCTGATCGTGACCGTATGATGTCAACTCTTAAGGACAGAGTTCAAGCAAAAGTAGTGAAAAGCGTACTCGACCAAGTAGACTTCCTGACAAGCATGATGGCAGTAGCTAATGCTGAGCATCTAGACGCTATGGCAGCTTACATTAAGGATCCAAAGAACAACCCTAAACCAGCTTTGCGTATTACCTCAATTAAGGATTATAAGGAAGTCTGCGACAGTTTACAGAAAATCGTGGGGGCTGCTCAAACTTCACAACAAGAATCTAAGAAGACTTCTCCTATGATGACAGCACTAACATACACTTCTGGGAAGATGTTGCCAGCTAAGATAGAAGAAGAAGCAGAAGTAACTATTATGACAATTGATCGAAATGGCGATTAAAAAAGTAACAACTCAACTTACCATTGAGCAAAAGCGCAAACTTTTACTTCAACCTTGTAAAACTAAAGCGGAATGTAAAGCATGGATACGACATTTTCTGGGACTTGAGATTCCAGATTTTACGGTTTCTCGACATGCTGATACTAATCCACTTGAAGTTATATGGCAAATATATGATATTTGCGTAAATAAGCATAATCCAGAAAAAATTCAGGAATTACTTTACGTTGCATCTCGAGGTTCAGGAAAAACTTTAGGTGCAGCTATTGCAGAATTCATGATCATGCTTCATGATCAACGGGATATTGCACATGTTGGTGCAATTATGCAACAAGCAGAACGCGCCTATGAATACATTCAGCAATTTTGTGTTGCTCCTAATGTCAAAGAGATAATCGATCCTCCTAATGTTCCAGAGAATCAAAAGATTCTTCAAAAGAACACGATGTCTAAGAGTGTTTTTGAGGTGAATGGCGTTAAGTGCGCAATGGAAATTCTTCCAACTACTATGAAGGCACTCAATGGTGTCCATTGCTCGCTTGTATCTTGTGATGAACTCGATACGCTTCAAGGCGAAGGATTAAAAGCTATTAAAGAAGTGGCGGGTATGCTAGATACTAAGAAAGGCAAGAAACCTCTGCGTATCGGTATCTCAACTCGCAAGTCTCGTGCTGGTCTCATGAATGAGATGATGGAGAATGCAATCAATAAGAAGGGAGATCGTGTACGTTGGATTCGATGCTGGACGGCGTTGGAATTCACAGAGAAGTGCACAGACGGACGTTCAGGAATAATTCCTACAGATTATTATATCAATGTAGAAAAAGGCGAAGTTCTTTTTCTAGATCAACATAAAAAACTTGAACCTTCCAAGCAGAAAGATTACTTCCTCGAGCAAGGAATGTTTGATAAGTGTAAGACTTGTCCAGCGGCCGTATTTTGTAGAGGTGATGCTAAGAAACAAATTTCTACATCTAATATGCTTAAGGGGATTGATGAGCTCAATCAAAAGATCCTGAGCGAAGGATATGACT